GATATCAAAGCTGTTCCCCAACAAGACTTACAGGGTGTCGCATGACAAGTACAAAGACGCTAACGAGTTTCTACAGGCTGGGGCTGGACAAGAGTTTAAGTCTGCTTGGTGGAACGCTAAGAAGTATGTTCCTGACAATGTTCTTAACACTGCTGATCAGTTCCTTAAGCTGTTTAGAGAAACTCCCGACCATCAGTTTGTGCCTACAGGTATCCAATCCCTTGACGACAAAATCATGGGACTCATGCAAGGTCACTTTACCGTCATTAAGGCACCCACTGGTATCGGCAAGACAGAAGTAATGCGTTACTTAGAGTACAACCTGATCCAACGTGATGTACCCTTTGCCAGTTGGCACTTGGAAGAGACAAAGCTTAGGAGCCTCTTAGGGCTCGTTAGTTACAAGTTGGGCATGAACGTGACCCGAAGAGACCTGATCGACGCTGGTGGTGCCACTGAGCAAGTGGAAGAGGCCATTCGACAGATAGCTGCCAACGAGTGTATCTATCAGTTCTTCTTAGGTGACGGTCAAGGTACTGAAGAGTTGTGTGAGCAGATCAGATACTTCCGTGAGGCTTGCGGTGTTCGTTATGTATTCTTTGAACCTATCCAAGATGTAGTGTCAGGTCGATCCGAGAGTTCTAAGGAAGAGTTGTTGTCGGACTTGTCTGTACGATTGTCTAAGTTAGCAGCAGAGCTTAACGTAGGTATCATCACTATCGCACACACTAATGATGACGGTGATCCTAAGTATTGTAAAATGATTGGACAAAGGGCTTCGGTTATTATAGACTTGAGTCGTGACAGAGAAGCAGAAGACGAGCAGGAAAGAAACACAACGACCTTGAAGGTTGAGAAAAATCGCCCATGTAGTGAAGAGGGTTACGCTGGTTCTCTTCGGTTTAACATGGATACGTTTACACTACAGGAGTTGGACTATGGATAATACAGAAGAGTACTATAACTTTAACGAGGTTTACACAGTAATAGTCCCAAAGGAGAAAGGGCCACAAGACATTATTGTTAGGCTTGGGTGTGACGATAAGTATGACCCTGCTGCTTGGACATTGCTAGGCGCCTACGGTGACACAAGTGGTGAATGGATAGATATTACAGTAGAAGAGTACTGCCAAGCTATAGAGTTAGTGCAGACAATACATAGGAGATTGATATGAACAAGACTTGTAATAAATGCGGAGAGAGTAAGCCTCTGAGTGAGTACTATGCTGACCCGAAAGCAGCAGATAATCTTCACTTAAGTTGTAAAAGTTGTCATATAGCTAAGACTAGGTTAGTACGCCTGTTAAAAAAAGGTTTTGCCAGTTTAAAGCCTGATCGGTGTGAGTGTTGTGGGAGTACAAGTGAGCCACTACAGGTTGACCATGACCACAAGACTTCAATGTTTAGGGGGTTTATCTGTCAGAGTTGTAATATGACGATAGGTCATGCAGGGGATAGTTATGAGGCTGTCTTAAAAAAAGGCCTAGACCCCATGTTCTTAGACTACTTAAATGTAGCTCAGTGGCGTATGGGTAGTACAGCTTTTGACACTGTTGGACGACGTAAGGGGAAAAAAGTATGACTATATTCGACATTGAAACTGATGGGTTCTTGGACAAGTTAACCAAGATACACGTTGTAAGCTACAAGACACCTGACATGGTAGAGCCTGTGTCTATGTTTGACTATGATGAAATGCGTGAGTTCTTCTTAAGTCAAGACACCCTGATCGGCCACTTCATTGTTGGCTTTGATGTTCCTGCAATCGAGAAGGTCTTAGGCATTACTATTAAAGCTAAGTTGATCGACACTTTAAGCGTCAGTTGGTATCTTTCGCCAGAGAGGGCCAGTCATGGTCTTGCATCTTATGGTGAGGACTTCGGGGTGCCTAAGCCTGTAGTAGATGACTGGGACAACTTGTCGCAGGACGAGTATGCTCACCGTTGTCAGGAAGATGTAAAGATCAACTCTCGTCTGTGGTCGATACAAGACAAGAAGCTTGACCGATTATATCCGATTTCACCCGATAAGTTTAGGTTCTTAGACTATCTGACAACCAAAATGAGTACTGCTAGAGAGCAAGCTGACAATGGTTGGCGTCTCGATACAGCTAAAGCTAACGCCCTGTTAGTTGAATGGGAAGCAGCTAAGGCAGTTAAGGTCAACCAGTTGATACAAGTTATGCCAGAGAAGCAGCACTGGGTTATGAAGCACAAGCCAGCACTGGAAAGAATGACCCTTAAGAACGGTCTACCATCTGCTGCTGCTACTAAATGGTTTGAGCTTTTGGCCGAAGCTAAGTACCCGTTGACTACAGAGAGCCTACGGGTGCTACAGAAGACTGATCCAGCTAACCCTAACTCACCGGATCAGGTGAAGGACTGGCTGTTCTCTATGGGTTGGGAGCCTTGTACGTTTAACTTCGTTAAGGAAGGTGATGGTGTCAACATGGTAGAAAGGAAGATACCACAAATCCGTAAGGATGGGGAACTGTGTGCTAGTGTTAAGCGTCTTATAGACGTCAACGAAGGTGTAGCCCTACTAGACGGTCTTACTGTGTTGTCGCATCGTATTGGTATCATCAAGTCGTTTATCTCCTGCGAGAAAGACGGGTTCTTAAAGGCTACCATCAGTGGTCTGACCAATACGTTTAGGTTCAAGCACTCCCGTCCTTTGGTTAACTTGCCCTCAGTGGACAAGCCTTATGGCGAGGACATTCGTAGCTGCTTGATTGCACGGGAAGGTATGACTTTGTGTGGTGCTGATATGGTAAGCTTAGAGGATACTACTAAGCGTCACTACATGAAGCCACTTGATCCTGACTACGTTAACGAAATGTCTAAGGAAGGGTTTGACCCTCACCTTGACCTTGCTAAGTTTGCTGGTGCTGTAACACAAGAGGATATTGACAAGCACAACTCTGGTGAAGTTAGCCTCAAGGCGTTGCGTAAGAATTACAAGGTGGTCAACTACAGTGCTACATATGGCGTAGGAGCCCCTAAGCTGGCCCGTGAGACAGGTCTTACACAAACAGCAGCAGCTACCCTACTAGAAGCTTTTTGGGCTCGTAACTGGGCCGTACAGAAGGTGGCTAACCAAGCTAAGGTTAGGGAGTTGTTTGGCAAGTCTTGGATACAAAACCCTGTGTCAAAGTTCTGGCATGTGTTGCGTAGTGATAAGGACAGGTTCAGTACACTAAACCAAAGTACAGGTGTTTACTGCTTTGACACTTGGGTTAGTTACGTTAGAGGTCATGGGGTCAACATACTAGGTCAGTTCCATGACGAGATAATTGCAGAAATACCACAAGCAAAGGGGGATGAACTGGCTAAAGACCTTAAAGACTGTATGAGATATGCCAATCAGGATGTTAACCTAAACATACCACTAGGTATCGACTATTCTTTTGGTAAAAATTATGCAGAAATTCACTAAAGGGGGTTGAAAGGTGAGCTTTCGATCCTATATACACTAAACCTCATATAAAGGAATGTAAAATGAGTAAGGCAAAAGCAAGAGTTATCGTGATGAAGGGCTTCGTAGAGTATGCACGGGTCTTCAAAGAGAACATGGATAGCAATCCTGACTTTCACCCGACAGGTCAGTTTAATATGAACTTCTACCCAGAGACAGAAGCTGATCTGCAAATGTACTGGGATGCTGGTGTGGCAAAAGAGTTTCGGGGACACCAACGCCTTAAAGACCCACGGTCAGGTGATGGCTATGGTATTGGTCAGTACATTCGTCTTAAGCGTGACAATGTAAACCCTATCGCAGAGACACTGGGGGGTGCTCCGCAGGTAGTTAACTGGTCTGGTGACGAGTTGACTAAGGGTTCTAACTGGTCTTTCTCTGACGGGGAACTAGGCAACGGTACTAAGGTGCAAGTTAAGGTCACTGTCTATGGTGAAGGTGATCGTACAGGACACCGTATTGATAAGATCGGTGTGATTAACTTGGTGGAGTACCAGTCCACTGTAACAGAGGATGGCTTCTAAGTGAAGCTTATCACTCTTAGCCAAGAAGCATGGGGGCCTGACGATAAACGTGAGGCTTCCTATTCATCCTCTAATGTAGAGACAATTGAGGACTTCCTAGACCATTGTCAAAACGTGGCTAGGGTTGCAGGGTTCGGGGACTTAGCTATAGGGTCCAAGTTTATGGGCGGAGAGGAAACATGGTCCCAGTTTTAAAGACTATCGTGGATGGCGACATAGTGGCATACCGTGCCGCCGCACACAAAGTAGAGGTAGATGGTGTAAAGCGTGAGTGTACTGAAATAGAAGCACTAGAGTATGCTAATGCTTTTATGAAAGAGGTTCTTGCAGAGTGTTCATTTTATAATGAGACTGGCGAATACTCTGTTTACCTCACAGGTAAGGGCAACTTTCGTTTCGATATTGCTAAGACTGCGGTCTACAAAGGAAACAGAAGTGACAAGCCCAAGCCTAACTACTTACAGTCAGTTCGTAAGTATCTGACTGACGAGTGGGGTGCTGTAACCTCAGAGGGTGAAGAAGCTGATGATCTAATAGCTATTGATGCTGCTAAGACAGGTTACAAAGCCTGTGTAGCTACTATTGATAAAGATATGCTACAGATCAAGGGCCTTCACTATAATCTTAATAAGAAGACCTTTACCCTGATGGATCACTTTGATGGGTTACATTGGTTCTATAAGCAAATACTTATGGGTGATGCAGCAGACAACATCAAAGGGCTTCACAGAGTTGGTCCTGTAAAAGCAGAGGACATGCTAGTTCACTGTAATAACGAGAAGGAGTTGTATCAAACCGTAGTACACAAGTACGATGGTGACGAAGAAAGGGTATTAGAGAATGCCCGATTACTATGGCTCAGACGGACGGAGGGGGAGATATGGGAACCGCCGCATCATCGAAAGCCAAAGGCCGCTTAGGTCAGCAGGAGATAAGGGATAAGATACTAAAAGCCTTTCCAGAACTAGAACCTGACGATGTTAGGTCAACGGCTATGGGCCAACAAGGAGAGGACATACAGTTGAGCCCAAGGGCAAGAGAGCTTATCCCTATCTCCGCTGAGGTAAAGCGTAGGAAGAACTTGAAAACTATCTATGACTTTGTTGACCAAGCCAAACAGGGTGGTGAGTATGAGCCAGTAGTTTTCTTCAGAGCAGACCGACAAGAGTGGCTAGTAATAACTAAACTAGATCACTATATAGACTTAATCAAAGGATGGAAGAAATGAGTACACTACAAGAATTTACTAAGATGTTTGAAGAGATGAAACAGTCCAGTGTTGAACGGGCGTATCAACTCTATGTAATTGACTACCACGTTAACCAATATGTGAACCCCGAAACCTGATGTCTGTGTACCATGATGACCATGAGTTGCTTGGTGTTGTGGAAAACTTTGGGCTACTTCAACTAATGTTAGACGCAGGTTTGACTGAGGATGAAGTAGCCCTTCACTTGCACCACACAGGTTTAATAGACCTAGATGAATACTTAGAAGACGAGGATTACTAGGATGATTACGCAAGATGACATAGATGCCTTCTTAGATATGGCAAAGGATGACTTTAACGATTTTCACATATTCCCAGATGCAACACCACAAGAAATGGTAACACAGTTTGTAGATCACATGGGACAGCCTATGGACAAGGAGTATAAGCTAGGTTCTGACTTAGAAAACTTCAGGTTTTCTCTTATACAAGAAGAGTTCTTTGAGGCTGTAGACGAAGAAACTCCCCAAGCAAGGCTCAAGGAGTTGGCTGATCTACTGTATGTGATTTATGGTTATGCTGTTACATTCGGATGGGACTTAGACGAAGCCTTTAGACGAGTGCATGAGTCCAATATGTCTAAGCTAGGGGAAGATGGTAAACCTATTAAGAACGAAGATGGCAAGGTCATGAAAGGCCCCAACTATAAAAAACCTAACTTGAAGGATTTAGTATGAACAATTATTTGCCAACAGACTACCAAACTTTTATCGCCACTAGCCGTTACGCTCGTTGGCTTGAGGGTTTAGGTCGTCGTGAAACATGGGGGGAGACT